AGGATCACGGCCACGGCTCCGCCATAGAGCCGGGACCATTTCAGGGCATCGGACAAGCGGCCATTCACGCCCATGCGACGCATGTAACGCAAAAGTTCGTCCACTTCACCCGGCTGCATCTCCGCCTGAATATCAATGCCGCCACGCACCATGTCTTCAGCCACTACGTCCACCATGCGTCCGACTACCCAGGAGGAACGGTACATGGCGTCCAGAGATATTCTGTTCGAGCTCAGGTTCTTGCCTGGCTTATAGCTACTGGCAGCCAGGGGATTGCCTTGCCCCATGCCCAGACGGGCCGTAAAATTGTCAAAGCCGTCCTTGGTCCCAAAATTCTTACCGCCCGGCCTGTAATCTTTGCGTCTACCCATTGGCCAGTGCCTCCCATGTTCTCATTGAATTGTTGTTGCCGGGCAGAGCATGGATGGCTAACGCCAATGCCCAGAAACGATCAGAGTGACCGTCCGGGGTACGCTCCGCCGTGAAGCGAATATTCCCGGCTGAGGTGGTCTGCTTGGTCACGGCACGAAGGTCTGCACGGATTTCCGGGTCGTATGGAATCCTGATCTTCCTGTCTTCCATTGCACCGCGCAACGGGTAAGCCAGGGCTTCCTTGGTCGGGCCTGTGAAGTTGACGCCTTCCACTTTGTGCTCGCCGAACTGGTCCTGAGCATCATCAGTCCAGCCGATGCCTAAGCCCGTGGAGTCAATGCAAATACGCTCGGACTTTTCAAACCACGGCCAGATGATTTTTTCCTGTTCGCTCTTGCGCATGTTCTGGAGACATTCGACATGACGCGTATAGGCCACGTCTCCCAACACTTCCACTACCCACAATACAGTCAGGTCTTTCTTGCGTCCGATGTCCACACCGGAATAGAGGCGGCCATTCTCGCGCTGGCACCAATCAACATCCCGCCCATATTCGCAGGATGCTATAAGGTCGTATTCCAGAAACGCGGCATCATCGTCAGCGGGCTGGCACATGTATTCCTGAAGGAATGATTCCTCATCAGCACACCCGGCCTTGATGAAATCGAAATATTCGGCCTCGCACATGACCTGACGTTCGTCATCGGCGGGCAATACCTGCTGAAGTTTGAACAGGAATCCCTGATTCAAGGCGTCTTCCAACGTGGTTCGATGCAGACTGATGCCCTTGGGATTGTCACCCTCCTTGGCTTCGCGGATGAGGGTGTTGAAAAAATTGTAGCTGCCGCGATGGGTGGAGATAATCTCCATATTGCCGCCCCAGGTGATACCGGGATAGGCGATGGACCAGAGCTTGCGGGGATCAGGGTGCAGAGCGAACTCGTCAAGCAGGCGCGGCCCGCGTTTACCTGCCTGGGCGTCCGGGTTGGAGGTCATGGAATGGATACGGCGGCCATTGGCGAACTGGAGCACATAGGCGTTGATTCCCTTTTCTGCATCAAGGACTACTTCGCCCAGGTCTTTGGCGGCCACGTTGAGAACTCCAGCCCACATGGCACAATCCACAAGAAACAACTTGGACTGGATGGCATCACGGCTGCTCACCCACTGATCAAGTCTGGCCGTCTGGGCCGAAGTCCGTTCTGAACCACCATAGGCAGCGGTCCAGCTCGCACCATACTGACGGGTTTTCTCCCACAGTTTAAGACGGCTCGTGTCCGCGATCCACTTGGCCTGATCCGGCAGAAAAATGGTATCCAGATTGGCGGGTATAACCTTGGCGTTGCCCATATGCCTCACGCTGAAACTCCCAGGAGGGAACGGATTTCTGCGCGTGCGTCATCGGAAAGACCGACCTTTTTAGCCACTTCATCTGTTACCTCGGCAGCTTCTTTCCTCGCTTCACTACGCAACTTGTCAATGAGATCGGAATCCTGTTTTGCTGCGCGGGAGAGATGGTCCATTGCCTTAGCCATTTGCATGGCTCCCTGAGGAGAAAGGGTCAGGAGCATGGGCTGGACTGGATCGACCTCATCTCCTTCGTCGGGGAGCTGGGAAAGCATATCAAGCATGACGCCGTGCAGCAGTTCAATATTGAGCCGGGCCGTTTTGGATTCCGGGGCTTCGCCCTGATTGCGGACAATGGCCTCGGCTATTTCCCGGCTGCGCCGGATTTTCTGGCTTACCTTGTCAATGTGCTGCTTGTACCGCCCCAGGGCGGAGCGGGACACTTCCACATCCAGAGAAGACAGGTGGGCCACGATCTCATTCAAGGTGCGTCCCTGGTCCATGAGCGTGCCGATCTTGTCACGAATTTCCGGCGGTAGCTTTTTGATGGTGGATTGCTGAGGCATTGTTATTCCCCCGGCACGGGACGCTTGACGCCAGGAACACGAGAGCGGCCAGCGGCCACGTCTGCGCCTCGGCCTTTCAGCTGGACCACGCGCACCGCGTCCAGTTCTTCCACGGCCACGAGGCCCTGCTCGGCCAGCCATGTTGCGTCGGTCTCCACCTGATCCTGGGAGCAATCATGGCCCATGGATCGCAGCCCGGTTGCCAACACATAGGTATTGGCTTTTCCGCCCGGCGCTTCCACCAGCAGACGCAAGAGCACGAGGCGGCGGTCCTCGGTCATAAGGTCAGCAAAATTCATTATTTCCCTCCGGTGATTTCATTCTCAAGCAGTAGATTCAGGGGGCGTTCGATGCGTCTCATGGCTTCGGTCTGAGCGTCAGCACCAACACGCAACGCCTTGATGTCACCAGCCATGTCGCCCAGCTGTTTATTAATACCAGCCATTTCTTTGCCCGTGGGTGCTGTGGATTGGGCCAGCTCGGTAACGGTTTGCCGCTGTTCAAGTGCAACCCTTTTATCCTCATGATCATGGCACTTTTTGTCGCAGTCCTTACTGCTTACAAATTCCTTGCGCAGGTACAGCATCCCTCCGGCAATGACGAGTTGGACCAAGGCAAGTGCCACTGAAGCAATACGGCTCCAATCCGCTGTGTGTTCCAGATTCACGGCAAAACCTCCCCATCAGTCATGCCTTTGGCCCACTCAATGAGGGTGGACAGATGGGCTTCCAACTCCCTGGTGTATCTACCCCTGTCGCGGGCATGAGCGAGGATGTCTTCGGGATTCACGGTTTGGACTCCTGAAAGTATCCCGGCTTGAGAGGCCTGGGCGGCTCCGGCATTTCCAGCAGGGCCGGAGGTGGCGGCGGGCACGGTATCACCACGGTCACGGGCACCGAAGGCCTCGTTGTAGAGACACACCCACTCAGGGCCAAAACGGCAAGTGCCGTCAGCAGTATCAACGTCTTCACTCGCATGAATTATCCTTTGGTTTGTGAGTTCGCGGGATTGTTTTTCAATGGTTTTGCGGGCGGCCAGATACTGGCCCTCCAGGTCGTGGGCACGGACCACGGCGATCTCAAGCTGCTGTCTGGCCAGGGACTCGGCTTCGGCGAGAGCATGGGCGTGGCTCTCGTGGATCGCGGCCACCTCGGCCCGGCGTTCCAGGTCGGCGGCCTTGTATCCTGCCTGGTAGCCCCGCCATCCGGCCAAGCCCACGAGTACGGCCACGAGGATGAGCGCACCCAGGCCCATGGCCAGCTTCTTCCAACCGGAGCCTGCGAGAAGCGAAAGCATGGTCAGGGGGATCATGGACAAACTCCTTTGCCCCATCCGGCGTTTTCGTAGAGAGGTTCGAGTTCCAGAAGGATGCGGCGGGGATAGCCCCGGTTTTCGCGGATGGCCCATTTGGCCCGGCCCGCGTTGACGGTTTCCACATGGTCCCACCATTTGCGAACATCCAGCCCCTTGCTCTTTGCCAGACGGATGTCCCGGCGCAGCCAGCCCATACCTCCATTGTAGGATGACAGGGTCATGGCCATTCGGTCGCAGGGCGTGGAACTCTTGATGCGTTTCCAGAGCCACAGGTCATAGGCGCACAGGGCGCGCAGTGCCCATCCCGGGTTGAACGGGGCGGGTTCGCCTGTCTGCGGTGCCACCTCCGGCAGCCAGTTGGCAGTAAAGGGCATGAACTGCGCCAGACCACCGGCCCCGACATGGGACCGGGCGTCCGCTATCCACAGACTTTCCTGGTGGAGCTGCGCCGCGAATGTGGCAACAGGAGCATTCAGCCCCCATTCCACTCGAGCGCAGCGGATGAGTGTTGAGCGGTACTGATAGGCTCGACGCGGGATTTCCACGGCACTGGCCACTCGTGCCCAAAGCAAGAACGTCAGCACGACGAAGAACAACACCAGCCAGAAATCCAAATAACGGCGGAACATGGCTACAGCCCCAGCCCCACGGCCAGCATGGAAGCACACACGATCAGGGCACGACGAAGCTGGGCCACCATGAAACGCCGGGCCGAGGCATCGGCATTGGCTCCGAACCTGTCGGGCCGGGCATAGGGGAACAGGGCACGGTCAAAGCAATAACCAGCCAGCCCTGCGATGGTCACGAGGCTGATCTTGTAGACGATGACGGGCAGTTGCTGAGGGGCGATGATGGCGACCATGCAGAGCAGTAGTACAGTCATGATGGCGGCACTGGTCATTCGAGGCATCTTGGGAAATTTCATTTGGGGCCTCCGCTTGAAGTTTGCGGAAGGCGGCCCAGGACAAACAAGGAAACACCTGGACCACCTCCCATTTAGAAGGAGTTCTAGGTGCCCACGTTACGGGCTATGCGAGGCTCTGTATTGTAACGGAGGTTATAAAACGGAAGGGAAAAGAAAGGCCGCCTGGGTGAGGCGGCCTTTGTCAATCAACACTTGGAGCTCCTTTACTTTCTAGAAGAAGCTCATATTTCTCGCAATGTAGTTTGTATAAACTAATGGGAATCGTAAAGGATATAAGTAAGCTAAACGAAGAGGCAAAAACAAAAACTCGGGCGATCCAATTGTAAACTACGTGCGACTTGCCCAATGCGACAAGGATTAAGGCAAGCCCCAAAGCCAGCGCGTAACATAAACAGATGGCGGCTTGCCGACGCATTTTCGATTCAAAAGTGTCCTGATATGCTTGTACTTGCTCCCAGGAAAAAGAGCCAACTGTTGCGTCAAGGCTACCAATAAGCGCGATCATTGAAACGGAAAAACCTATAAAGATGGGAAATATCTTTATGGCAATTTTCAGGATTTCGTCAAGCTGCTGAATGAAAAAAGGTGTTGCCCACGCTACGGCGGTGCTCAACAGGAGCACGATGCCGACAGCTATTAAATAGATCGGTGTGAACCTTTCGTTTTTACCAACGCCTTTGCGGGTTGAGAATATCATTCTTGAACTCCACGAGTTTATTGACGGCTTCCGTTCGGAACACGCTTTTGCCTAACGGCTCAAGCCGTTCCTTTTTGGAAATGGTAATATCCTTTTGCGTGATGATCTTACCATCGTTTGTTACTATCCTGTATCCGTCTTCGCCATCAAGGATTTCCTCAGCTACATCATTTGCCCAATCGGTCTGAGTCACGTCTCCCTTTTTGGGAATCGAAATTTGCAACTTAACTTGCCCTTTGGAGGCGCGCATTGCTTCTACCAGCTTCTTGTTTCTTTGGGTCAGGTCGGAAATCATTGTCCGTAGTAAACCCTTTTTATTGACACGATCAAGGCGATCAAAGGCTGGAGAGTCAAGAGCCGCGTCCAGACGAATAGAATATACTCCCGACTCTTTGATAACTTTAATTTTTTCAAAGTTGGCGGGGCGGTTGATTTGCAAGCTTGCAACGTGGTCGTCCAACTGCGCCTCGGCAAAGAGTGCTGCCAAGTAAGCCGGTATCGCTTCCGGTCGAAGGATTGAACAGCAAACAAAAACATCGTTGTTGGCGACACAGCAAATCGCATCTCCATCTGAAAACTCATTTCCTTCTGCGGCTTGGGCGGTCCGTAATTCCATCTTTTCTACAGAAAGCTCGCTCGTTGGAATGACCGTTGCGTCTTCACCTAAAACGGCGGCAGAAAACTGAAAAAGGAAATAACCCTTACGGTTTTCGTCGAACCAATTCCCAAACCATGTTTTTCCGGCAAAATCGACTTTGCGTTGATCTACATATGGCAATTCTTCATATGCTTTTCGTAAATACGATTCGAGGGTCGCGTTTTGCTTTCCGTCTAAATCATCAAAATTGGCCTTGAGATAATGTAGCATTTTTTGCTTTTTTTGGACCTTAGCCATTCCTAGTCCTCCCAGACATTAACGTGTGTTACAATTTCAATTTTATCCGACCTTAAAAAAGGAGCCCCTCAACCCCTCAAATAATTCTAGCAACCTGCCTTGGATGGGTCTGTGTGAAATTTGTTTCTATTGTGGAATAACAAGGCAGCTCCCAATGCGGGGGATACCCATGAGAGACCCCTTGCCTTTTCCGACTATTATGACCTTCTGTCCTTTACGCAAACCGACAGCCAATTCCATGACAGTAATGGCTTTGAAGTCTTTCTTTTCTGGATACATTTCGCCTATCTGATAGGAAAACAATTGTGCATGGATACGGGCCATGCCGTACTCATCAGCTACTAGCTCAACGTAAGGCTTACCAGAGGGAGATTTGGCAACGGCCAGCACACGGCCTTCCACCTGCACCCACTCTCCCTTATATCTTTCATCGGCAGCCAGTTCATTGGTTTGATAATGCTGATACATCTTCACAGCAGTAACTACAGTGATACCGCCGTTACTTTTTTCATCGGCAATTTGGACCTTGAT